GACGCTGTATCAGGGTGGTCAGGTGCCCGCGAAGTTCGCATGGAAATACACCGATTGCGAAGAAATCGACGACAACGGCAAGCGCTACGGCGAACGCGAAGGTTACGAAGGCTGTTACGTCCTTGCGATCAGCACCGAACTGCAAGCGCCGCCGGTGTTCAAGTTCAACGGCACCAGCTATGACCAGTTGCCCGCCGATGCGGTCAAGTGCGGTGACTTCGTTGCGGTCGGTCTGAACGTCAAGGGCAATATCCCGAGCGATCGGACTATGACGCCATCGCTTTACATCAACCCGACCGTTGTTGAATTCGTCGGCTACGGCAAGGAAATCGTGTCGGCAACCGCGGTCAACCCGATGACCGCCCTTGGTGGTCGTCAGCATCAGTTGCCACCCGGCGCAAGCGCAACGCCGATCGGCGGCGGTAACGGTATCGGGATGCCCGGCATGGGTCAGCCGATGGCACAGCCCGGCATGGGTCAGCCGATGGCACAGCCCGGCATGGGTCAGCCGATGGCACAGCCCGGCATGGTGCCGCAGCAGCCCATGCAGCAGCCCATGCAGCAGCCCATGCAGCAGCCCATGCAGCAGCCCATGCAGCAGCCCATGCAGCAGCCGGGGATGATGCCCGGACAGCCCCAGGCACAGCCGCAGTACGCGCCGCAGCCGATGGCACAGCCCGGAATGATGCAGCCCGGTCAGATGCCGGGGATGGTGCCGGGGCGATAATTCCGGGTGCAAGTTTTGCGGGTCGGTCCGCGGGCAGAATTGCCTATGGACCGACCCGCGAGCATGCCCCGAGATAGGCGAATACATTCCGTTTTAGGAGTTGAGGCGATGGAATTGATCGGCAAGTTTGGCGTCTATATCGTGATCTTTATCGCGACGTTCGGTGCATGGTTGCAGCATGTAGTCTATTGCATCACCTATGAAAAATGGGGCTTTCTGGTCGCGGGCGCGATCATGGCACCAATCGGCATCGTTCACGGTTGGGGAATCTGGTTCGGTTGGTGGTGACACTGACCGGGAGCGGCCCGCATAGCCGCTCCCATGTTTATCGGTGCCGGGCTATGGTGACCCGGACGCGCGAACACTGGCACCGATAAACATGGGAGATTTGATGATGACTGACCCGGTGAACCATCCGAACCATTACGGTGGCGCTGACGATCCGTTTGAAGCGATCAAGGTGATCGAGGCATGGCGGCTTGGGTTTTGTCTCGGGAACACCATCAAATACATTTCGCGGTGTCATGCCAAAGGCAAACCGGTCGAAGATTTGAAGAAGGCGCGTTGGTATCTCGATCGCGAGATTGCCCGTTTACAGGAAATCAATCGTGACCTTGACCAGCCTGACGCTTGACAACGCGGTCGTCTATGACTGCGAGACGTTCCCGAATGTGTTCACGCTCGCGATGGAAATGCTGAACCAAGACGTTTCAAGCGTTTGGGAAATCTCGCACTATCGGGACGACCGCGCGGCGCTGTTCCAGTGGTTCGAATATCTTCGTCAGACACAGACGCCGATGATCGGGTTTTTCAGTGAAAAGTTCGATTATCCACTAATTCACTGGATTTTCCACAACCCGAATTGCACCGTCGAACAGATTTATGAACAGTCGCGACGGCTGGCATCCAACTTCCAAGGGTTCGGCGGGACGGTATGGGAGCGCGACCGCTTCACGCCGCAAATTGATCTGTTCAAGATTCATCACTTCGACAACAAGGCGAAGACGACTAGCCTGAAAGCGTTGCAGTTCAACATGCGGTCACCGACCGTCGTTGACAGCCCGGTCGAGTTTGGGACCATGATGACGTCCGAACAGGTCGATCGCGACGTCATCCCGTACAACAAGCATGACGTCAAGGAAACGAAGCGTTTTGCGCATTACTCATTGCCAGCGATTGAATTCCGTATCGGCTTGATCGGTCAGCTAGGCAATCATCCGCTTGAAGTGTTGAACTATAATGACACCAAGATCGGTGAAAAGATGCTTGAAAAGCGTCTAGGCGATGAAGTGTGTTTCGACCGATCGAGCGGACGCAAGGAAAAGCGTCAGTCGCCCCGGTATCGGATCGCGCTTGGTGAAATCATCTTTCCGTACATTCGGTTCAACAATCCCGAGTTTCAGCGCGTCCTAGACTTCATGCGTGCCCAGGTGTTGACACCGGAAGACCTTGAAGACCCTGACGCGCCTATCAAAACGAAGGGTGTGTTCAAGGGTGTCATCGCGCATGTCGGTGGTCTTGACTTTGTTTTCGGGACCGGCGGCATGCATGCGTCCGTTGAAAAACGGCGGTTCATCGCTTCGCATGATTGGCCGATCCGCGATATCGACGTTGAAGGTCTATACCCGAACATCGCGATCGTTAACAGTCTCGCGCCCGAACACCTTGGACAAACGTTCATGGCTGAATACCGGAAAATTCCGGACGAACGCAAGACGCACAAAAAAGGCACCTACCAGAATGCGGCGCTGAAACTGGCGGCTAATGGCGCATGGGGAAAGTCGAACAGCAAGTTCAGTGTGTTCTACGATCCCAAATATGCGATGACCGTTCCGATTAACGGTCAGCTTATGATCTGCATGCTTGCTGAATGGTTGCTGACAGTCCCGACGATCCAGCTTATCCAGGTGAACACAGACGGCATCACCTATCGCATTCATCGTGACCACATGGACGCCGCGAAGGCGATTGAAAAGCAATGGGAGGCGTTCACATGCTTGAAGCTTGAGGACGCCGATTATGCCCGCATGTTCATCCGCGACGTCAACAATTACATCGCGGAGCCGGTCACACCAGCCGGGCAGAACGAACCGCCCAAATACAAGCTGAAAGGCGCGTATTGGCACCCTGACCCGTTCGACTATGCCGAAAGCATCAGCAAGGCGTCGCCTCCATGCTGGTATAAGGATTTAGGCAACATCGTGTCGATCCGAGCGGCTAACGCTGCAATGCTGCATGGTATTGACCCGGAAGCCTATATCAGAGCGCACAGCGACCCGTTCGACTTCATGTGCCGGGTCAAGGTCGAGCGCGGTTCAAACCTGTATCTAGGCGGTCAGCCTATCCAGGGAACGACGCGCTACTATGTCGCACGGTCCGGATCGCCCATGACCAAGGTCAGCCCGCCAAAGGGCGAAATCGGCGCGTTCAAGCGGGCTAACAAGATCAGTGATCAGGATTTCAACCGGGTCATGGCTGAAATCGGTCCCGGCGTTTGGGACGAACGAATTCACACCAAGAACAAAAGCAAATATGAAATGGTGACCACCGCTATCGAAGCGGGATGGAAGATTGCCGAATGCAACGACGCTCGCAATTTTCGCTTTGACAACGTGGATTACAGCTATTATCTGAATGAAGCTAAGAAGCTGATAATCAGTTAGGAGATTGAACCATGTGGATCGTTGCCGGAATCATCGCTGTTATGTTGGTTGTTTTCATTCTTGGCGCGTGCCGAGTCGCGGGTGATGCTGACGATCGCAGCGGTCAGCCCCGCGGTTAGCTGTTAGGGGTGATCGGCTGCGGAATAAACACGGCACCGCTGACCGGGAGGACGGCCCCGCCATGCGCTTCGTATTGCGCAAGCTGTCGTTTTGCCCCGGTCAGGTCCTGTTTGACTAAGAAAAGCTGATCGTTCAGGCTGTCGACCTGACGAGACATTGCGCGATATTTGTCCTCACATTCATTGTGTCGCTTCTCGCTTTCGGCGTAGCGATCTTCCATGTCGGTCGCGCGCTTATCAGCGGCTTCGATTTGCTTGTCATAGCGCTCAAGCGTCAGACGCATCGACGTCTGCAACCGATCTTCGATCGAGGCTGCGCGATTCGACCAGACTTCGATGATCTTGCCGCCCGCTTCAATGATCGCGGGCAGACCGCGCCAATAGGCTAGCAATGCAAGGCTTATGGTGACACCGGCGTTGATGTAACCGCCGAAGCCCTTGGCGGCTTCAAGAATTGTCTTGAACTCGTCCATCACTTGCGACCCTTATTCTTGCAATGTTGCTTGATGCGAATCCAGGTGATCGCGACGACGACCATAGCGATTAGCGAACTTGTCTCGAACACCACCACCGCCCACCACCGCTAAGATGACAATTTGTAAATAATGTGTGTAGTCTGTTAGCATGGATATAGGACCGAAAGCTAGTCCGCGCTGTTCTAAAACATAAGTCAAAATCGTCACAACGTATGTTGCGATCAGAGCGCGGCCCCAAAGGTATTGCGCGCTCGCTTCGGCAATGATGCCGCCCGCTAATAGTGCCGTCGCGGACCAAATGACAGTCGCTTCACAGTGCATCATCATATGCGGTGCGATCGGTGACCATGCCAGCAGATAGCAGATATTATCGGCGGCGATCGAGGCGGCACAGATTAACCCTGCGCGACGCTGGCACAACGGAAAATGCGCGGCGAATACTAGACCCGCCGCGCACAAAAATATTGCAAGGACTATGTCGCTTGCCATCACCCTGGTCAGCCGCTTTCGACTGGCATCGGCGGGGTCGGCGGCGGCTTGGGAGGGGGAACGTTCGGCCCGGACGGCTGATCGTCGAAGCGGGGCGCAACGCGGGTGATCGGATCGGACATCGGTTGATCCTTTACAGGTCGGAATTGACCGACATCAGCCTAGCGTTTGTCCGCAGCCCCGTCCATGCCTCGCGCCTCGTTGATCAGCGCTTCGCACCGGGATACGATGTCGATGGTGTCGACGGTCCGCCCGTTGGCTTTTTCAAGCTGACCGGCTTGCCCGACGAATGCGCCTTGCCACGCGGGAAGCGTATCGCCAGCCGGGATAGGATACCCTTCAACGCCCTCGCGCCACGTCTTCGGGATCAACTCGCTGCATCGTGCATTCGGGCCGGTCACGGTATGCGCGCATGCCGCACACAGCGTTGACGACAGCAGAGCGAGCGACAGCAGGGTTCGGCGCATTATCGATTTCCTTCACGGCTTGGGACACGACCGCATCGACCGACTTTTCACGGTCAGCAGACGCCACGACAGTTGCAACAGCGTCCCGAGCGGCAACAGCGACCGCGTCCGACGATTTCACGTCCTGGCGGGCTTGTGGGCCGGGATCAGGCACGCACGATCGAGCGGCGATGCCGACGACCAGACAAACTAGCATGACCGCCAGAAAGACGGTCAGTAACCGGGCGGCGCTGGCACCGATGCGGTCAATTAGAAACTTGGGGATCATTTCGGTTGCTCCACAATGATGACGGGATCGGCGGGTCTTCCGCTTGGACCGGCGGCATTGTTTTTGACAATTTCGCCATTCTGTTGTGCGAGCGCTCGACCACTTGACGTGCTACCGAATTCATAGGCGACGACCGAACTGCCCCAACCAAGAATGACACCAAGCGCGAGCATTACCGCATCGCGATTGGTCGACGGAACGCTGAACATTATCAGCGCGCCAAATCCTGCCATGCCGCCTAGCACAACAATTAGTCCGAGCGCATATCGGAACCAAGACCGGTCATTCATGGCTTGATCGCTTCCGCAAGTTTGCTGTCATATTTGAAGAATTCGAAGCCCGGACCATTATAGACCCGCACGAACGGTTGACAGCTTTTCGCGTCGCCGGGGATGCATTCACGCAATTCGTCCGCAAGGTGGTTCGCCTCGACGAAGCGAACGAACGTTTCCAGATGCGCCGCAACACCGGTGGTCAAGCTGAATGCCATGTCAGCCGCGGACGCATACCCGAGACTGACGGCATTTTCACCAAGTACCTGAAACGCGCCCCATGAACAGGCGCGAAAGGCGGCTTCGGGATCGAGCGCGCACGCCGCGGCGAACTTGTCATATTGACCGCCGAACGATCCGTAGCCGCCAGGACCATAAGCCGGGCCGCTGATGGCGGGATGGCTGCCGTTGAAGCGCCCCTTCGGTTCCGTGTTGTTGCGGAACTTGTGACGTTCATAGAGGATCGACGGACGTCCTTCGTCGTCATACGGTCCGCGGGGCGCTTCGACCTTGGTCACGCCTTTGATATGGCCGATCGGGATGCCTAGCCGGGTCGCCGCGCGCTGGTAATCGTCGAGCGTCAGCGCGGGCGCTTTCAGATTGGACAGCTTGGCGAACAGCGCCAGTTTGGAGCGCGCACCGAAGACATGACCGTAACCGGGAACGTCCGGGGTTATCCCGATCAGATCATGCAGCGTTTTGATTGTGAGGCGGGTCATAGCGGCAAGAACGTGTCGGACATGGCGATGTTATCCAAAAATATCAGCGAACCGCTTTCAGTCGGATGGTTGATGATACGAATATCACCATCTGAACGAATGACACCCCGCCGCGTTTCTTCCGTCGCACCGCTTATTACACGGGCGTTGAAATACCAATCCCTTGTCGGTCGCAACCAAACCGGCAAGTTGGCAAAGGTATCCGATGTTCCGGGGGTCAAAACACCACCCAGAATGACAAAACCGGTCTTATACAGAACAGTCCAAGGCGCTGGATTGTTGCCCGCGCTTCCGTCACCGGTCTTTGCCGCATATCCATTCAAGAGATTTGGCGTGGAATTGGCAAGTGACAGAATGGTGCCGTCTTTGGTCAGAACTTTACCAACACGGACGCGCCCCGTTGTCGCTTTGATGCAATGCGATCCGGAAGCCAAAATGTTTTCAAAATAGACATTGTCAATGTCCAGTTTGCTCGCAGACACGTCAATTCCGCAATCACCCGAAATATTCGTGATTTTCGAACCATTGAAGCTGTTGCTAAGATCACCGCTACCTTCGCAAACGACAGCACGCGCCGAATTATTGATGATCGTCTTGCTTACGTCAACGCGTTTGATACCATCGCCATATGTGACACCAATCGGGCAGGACTCGATAACAGCGCCCACAATCTCAACATCGGCAAGATTGGCACCCTTACATTCAATGCCTTTTGATTTGGCGTAAACTTGCACATCGGAAATGGTAACACCACCGGCACCAATCGTCGCTTCGGCCAACACCTGAACGCCGATCCCATTGTCATTCGGGAATGCGCCTTCAACGGTAATGCCGGTTGCAGATACGCGCGAAAGCGGAGCGTAGGCGTTGCCCTTCAACAGGAAACCTTCACCTTCACCGGAATTTCCGCCCGCTTGTCCATAGGCGTAAATACCGCGAATATTCGAAAATCGCAGTTTGCCGACGAACCCATGCAATCCATACGTCACCGAAACATCTTCAATATCGGCGTAATCATATGCTTCGAATAGACCGGCATGAATGGGCGCACCGGGCGACTGACAAAGCGCGCCGATATTCCGGACGAACAACCCCTTTTTATTCGGACTGTTGATTTCATTCCAATTTGCCTGATCGGGTTTGAAACTCGCCAATCCGTCAACGGCGCTGCCCCCGTGCGACGCGGAGCAAACATCGGCACCGGAGTCGACCGCAAAACCCTCCAATGCGGTATTGTCAGCCCAATAATATAACGGGCCGTTGATGATCGTCCCGGTGCCGTCCAAATACCGATTGCGCCCCGCTGCTAGCGTCGGACGACCCGCGCCGATCAAGCGAATGTTTGGATTGGACAACCTTGTATTCGGCGTGGTCCACGGGTTATCGGTGTAGCGCCGGTTGGAAAAATACAACGCACCACCGCCATTTGACACCGCATAAGCATATGCCGCCGAAATTGACGGGAAAATATCAACCGGAATAAGAGGCAAACCGAACAAATCAATGATCGCTTTGCGGTCTTGCGCTGACTGTTTGAATTCTTGCGCTCCAACGGAATCACTACCGAGCGGACCGGAAGGCAAACCGCGACCGCCACGCAAACCGCGACCACGAACTTCGATAACACGATCAACCATTGACGTTCACCCCCGGATTAATTGTCAGCATGCCTTGCAACCACAGTTCGCGAAAATCATCGGCATATATACAGACCATGTCATACGCAAGATTTACGATACTGTCGGCAATCTGCGACGCGTTGACACTATCGTATGCTGCCCTGATTGTTTGCCAATTGATCTGTACGTCGATGACGCCCGAAGTCGGATCAACTATTTGCAAACCTTGACCGCTCGACACCATACTAAGTGTAAACAACGCGGTCGGGGCGGTTGCGTATCTCCGCACAGACAAAACAAAGATGAGACCCGTCAGATCAACCGGTTGACCGTCTTCAACAAACGGCAAGCTTTCCCCATATGAAGCGTTGCGCCAGCATGGAAAATCGATCTGTGCCGGGATCATGGCTCTGCCTCGTTAGGGTTAAACTGTTTAATGTTGTGAGAAAGCACACCCGCTGAAACGTAGGTGTGTGCCTCGCGCACCGTAATCTTTGCCACCATAGCACGTCCCGCCGGTTCGCCAATAGACGCCATTTGGACCCATGCGGAGCCTATCCAGAAACGGTGCGCCGCGGTCGCGTCCGGATAGCCGTCAGCACGCATGACGTCTTCTTCGACAAAGGTGACCGCCTCAACCTGATACGCGCCCGGTTGCATGGTGACTTCGTGTTGCGTCCAGACCCAATCACCAACCGTCAGATCACCGGCAACGCGTTCCATCCCTGGTCCGTCACGGGCAGGGTTGGCAAGCCTGACGGGAGTGTCACAGGTGACACAGTTGCCGCCACCGCCGCCCGGAATACCGCCGCCACCGCCGCCCGCTTCGCCGGTTGTCGGAACCGAGAAGTAACCGACGTAATGACGTGCAGGGTTCTCTGCCGATACATGCGCGACCGTATCGCTTTCATACAACGTATAAGTGACCGCACCGCCGGACAGCGCTGGATCGTCATATGCGACCGCCCGTGATGAGCCGGCGGAAAGACCGGTTGCAATCGTCGTGCCGGTCAACGTGACGTCAGCTTTCGGAATGGTCGGATAGCGTCGCGTATGGTTCGCGATCGTCAGGTTGCCGTCGCTTGCGATTGTCAGAACATTTTGACCGTTTGCGACTTCCACGATGAAACTGTTATAGATTGCCGCCTGATCGCTGTCGGACGGAACCGCGCCGATGCTTTGCGGTTCCGACCATTCGCTTACCCTGCCACCGGTTGAAACCGTCCTGTAACGAACCGATTGAGCGACCGAACTGTCAACCGCACCGCTATAGGCGAATTCACGCGTCATGTCGGTTGTCATGTCGGACCACTGATCAGCGTCGACTTGAGACGTGGCAACATATTGGAACTGAAACGTCACATCATCGCGGTCAGCAGCACCGAAATAAGCTTCAATGCGCCCGTTATTGTATTCCAGGGTGACACCGGTTGGAGGACTGTAAACAGAGCCGTCCGCTATGCCATCAGCGATAGGACGTGGCTTTTCTTCCCCTGGCAAAAGCCGGAAGCGGTCAGGCGCGATCGGAACGATCCCGAGCGAACAAAATACACCGGACGCGTCGACTTCAACCGGCGTGCATAGTTCGTAATCACCAGCGAACACGTTGTCATAATTCAAGTTGATGATACGTTCTTGCATGGCTCGCAACCCGCGCAAACCGGTCGTTGGACCAAGCTTATGTGCGGGTTGCGAACGCATGCCGATCGACTTCGCCAACCGCATGGCTTGATTATGGTTCTGAACGAACAACGCTTCGACCGTCAGGAACGTCGCACCGCGGCCCGGCACATAATAGAGCGGATTATACCATGGGGCGGATTGCAGCCCGGCGTAACCGGTTGACGGTTCCATGTATTTGACGATGACGCCTTGCGTTTCGCTTTCACCGTCTTGTGCTTCGATGCTTTCCATTGCGACAATGTCACGGTTGCGGCTTAGCGTCAGCGAAGGCACATAGTAATGACCAACGCGCAGCCACGTCTTGCCGTCATCATCGAACACAAGCTGACCGTCGCATGTGATCATGATTTCTTGCTCAGCGATTGCGCGTTGCTTGCTGTCGATGATTGCCGCGCCGCATTCGTAACGCGGTTGTGTCGAATACGCACCGACGATCTGTTCATCGCAAATGTCAGCCTGTTCGGCTATGCGTTGCCAATTGATATCGCTTTCAGACTTGCGGCGACCGAACGGATGCGTCCGAAACCATGCCCAGATGATCGCGCTGTTACGGCTTGGCTTATAGGTCGAGCGATCACCAAGAACTTGTGTCGGATCGCGCGGGTCATACATATTCGACCAGTCACCAAGAACCGAAATGCTAGGTTCACCCAACCCGAAAGGACCGCGCCATTTATAAACC